AGACGACCTGCTCGAAGTTGAATTTCGCCAGGGAGGCCTGGTGCCCCTTCTCCTCTGTGTCCGTTCTTGCGTTTTGCATGAGGACGAGGAGGTACTTGACACCGACGGTGAGGACGACGTTGAAGAGGAGGAGCAGGACCTGCGTGAGGATGGGAGTTAGTGCCCCCAGCAGCGTACTCTGCATACTACACCCCCTTCTGTTGCTCCGGGATTATCTCGTTCGGGATGGAGGCTGCCGTCTCGGTCCAAATCCCAATGTGGATCCATGTCCCGCCCTCAGGAACGATTTCCGGCTTGCGACCGGAAGCGATGATCGCCGCAGTGCAGCCGTCCACCAGCTCCTTGAGCTTCGCCGGACACCCGGCTTGCATCTGGGCGATGTTTAAGTATGCCCCACTGCTGACGATCATGATCCCATCGAAGTCCATGGCGAGGCCGAACGCGTGGTTCGACCAACGCGCCGGGATGATGGGGGTCCCGTCCATGTGCCTCGCCATCCTGGGGTTATAGACCCCCAGGTCAACAATGCCGAAACCATACTTCTTTGCCCAGCCCTCCATGACAGTGAGCACTGTCGAGGCGAACAGGTCGGCACAGAAGATCCCGTTAGCGGCCCTCAGGCCGTCTCCCCCGTTGTAGTAAACCGGAACCGCGAGCGTCGCGATCACCGGGGCCACTACAGTCGGTTTGTTGGCCGGCCCCCAGTTGGCCTGGCCTGTGGTGACTTTCTTCATGTTTCTCTCCTCTTAATATTTTATAGTCTTCTCGATGGGGGACTCTACCTCGGGGGTCCCCTCCCGTGCCCTCCTCACCCCTGTGGTGATGGCTTGGTTGATATCCTCGAAGGTAATCCCAGTGAACGTCGAGTTAATGGAGGGCAGCGTCTTGATGCTGACTGGTGCATACTCCAGCTCTCCGACCCCCCCAGCCCCGGCCTTCATCCTGAACGGCTTGGAGGAGTTTCCCTGGCACCTGTAGAGCTCGGAGATGATGAGCTCCAGGGTGATGGAGGGGACCTCTATGTCCACTCCGTTGGCATCCATAGCCTCGTGGTAGAGCCCTATGATCTTTCTGTAGGGGACGGTCCGGGGGAGCTTCCCTCCGTGAAGGAGCTCAATAAAACGGCTGGCACTCTCGGAGTCCTGCACGATGTTGAGCTGTTTGATGAACACACTCCCAGATGAGAGGCCGAGGACGGCATACTTTTCCGGGTCCTCCCCCCGGAGGGAAAGGTCCTGCTCCCTGTCGATGCTGTCGTATGAGAGGGTAAGGGTAACCGGAACCACGAGGTCGTGGAGGGTCCTCTTCGTGGCCGGGGCTCCTCGCTCCGGGAGAACCCCTATGGAGAAGATCCCGAGTGTCTCGACCGAGCCACTCCCTTCGCGGGCTATGCCGGAATCGAAGTACGGCTCCGGGATATAGGCCTCCATATACGGAACGTCGACGATGAGCGAGTCCCCGTCCTCCCTGAAAATGCTCACGATTGTACCTCCTGCTTGGTTCTCGGCCCCCCTGTCGCGAAGTCGATCGTCTCCAGGAGGCCACTCATGATCCTGTCTCCGACCTCACTCCCAGAGAGCTTCCCGAGGTCGTAAATGTTACAGATGGCCTGGTCGACGAAGACCGCCACCTCCGAAAGGGATTTCTGTCTGGACGCATAGTTGACGAGGGCGTAGGCCAGGCTTTTCGCCCACCTCCGATGGGTCTCTGGAAGGCCCACCTTCAGGGCAGTCTCCAGGGACCTCGGGTCGCGGAAGGCATACCTCGAGCTTTGCCCCATCTTTTTCCTGGCAAGTTCCATCCTGATGTCCATCTCCCTCTTCGGAGGGGAGCTGCGCCCTTGGTTCCACCAGAGGAACTTGTTCCTCAACGGGAAGAAGGTCCTCCCCGACAAGAACTGGGTCAGGACCTTTCCGGCCCTCTCGGCGGTCTTTTTGTTTTCCGATACGGCGGCCTGCCGGAGGTATTCTTCCTCCTTCGCCCGCAGTTCAATGGGGGTGAATCCCTCCGCCTTGGCCTCGGAGGCCAGCTTCTCCAAGTCTCTCTTCCTCTCTTCAGCGAGTGCCCTGCTGGTCTCTTCGACTTCCTCTTGGAGGGCGGCTAGCCTGGAGTCGATCTCCGCTTGGGTCATGGTTGCTTCCTGGGCGGGGGTCCCCTCCGCTCCTTCTTCTTCCTCGGTCATTTTACTTGACCTCCTTCCTCTGGATTATCTGCATGTACCTGACTCTCGCTTCAGACAGGATCTCCGGCCCAGCCTCGGCATCGGAGAGCGGGGCGAGGAAGGACCCGACGAAGCCGTCCCCCAGCTGCCCGATGCATCCCTCCTTCACAAATATCTCCGCCATGGCCGCGCTCGAGGCCTCATCCGGGTCCGCCCCAGCCACCGCTCTGATGAGCTCGACAGAGTTGTCTACGTGGGACTCTATGATGGAAGCCACGTCCTCGAGGTTAAACAGCACAATGGCGTCGTCGAACGAGACACTTCGCTTTAGGGCCGCCATTTCCAGGTCCTTCCGGTCTGTTCCCAACTTGTACTCGGAGGCCAGCTCCGTCCTGTTGGCAAAGGCAAATCCGACGAGGTAGGAGATGGCGTTCTCCCTGTGCTGCAGCACGAAAAAGTAGTAGATCCGCCTCACGTAGTAGGCGTAGTTGTCAAGCCCGATAGCGTCCGCCGACAGCCCCGAGTGGAGGTCCAGCTTCTTCTCAATAGCTGAGAGCGCCCTCTGCAGGACTCCGGCCCTGGCTGAGGAGAGCCTCGACGGCAACTCCGGCCTGTCGGCATACTGCCTAGAAAGGTAGGCATACCTGGCCTCCAAGACCTCTAGGTAGTCGAATGGACTCCTCGACAGAAGGTCCCCCTTGGAAATCTGCTCCTGTAGGTTCTCCTCCAGGAGCCTCTCGTCTAGCCTTGCGAGGACGGCATCTCTGCCGTCTGCATCAATATTGCCTGCCTGCATCTTCTCCCTCCCCCGCGGCCGATGCCACTTAAGGCTTTGTTCGCCAGACCACGAGTGGTCTAGTCCCGGTTCATCTGCATGATCTTGGAAAACAATGTTGAGGATGTCACCCCGTGGAGCTCCGTCATCCTATCCGTCGCCTCCTCATACATCCTGGTCTTCGCTTCCTCATGCTCCTGTATGAAGGACTCTGTCATCGTCAAGCTTCCCGACGGTCTCCTGTTGTTGAAGGACATCCTGTGGATCGAGTCGGCCACCCCCTTCCTAAAGTCCTTGTATGGAACTCCCCTCTGTGGCAGCCCGAGATCGAACTTCTTGGCGTTCTTCCCGAAGGCGACGACCCACCTCCCGATGAGGTACGAGAACAGCCCGTCGTCCTTCTCCCCCGCGCGGTGCTCGATCTTCCCATTCTTTTTCCTCTCTAGCCTCCGGATATCATCTATGATATGGCCCACCCGGAAGCATCCTGGATCCTCCCTGATAAGTGTGAAGAGGAGGTCCTCGATCATCTGGGCCCTCGTGGAGACGGTGGTCTCTACCCCGTACATCTTGACCTTCGTGCTCGTCTTCACGACCATGCCGTTCTTGAGGCGCTTCTCGGCCATTCTCTCCCGGTACTCCCAGTAGAGGTTCTTCTCGACGTCGGTCTTCATGAGCTCGTCGAGCACCCCCCTCCCGTGATTGTTGCTCTCGATGACAAGGACGGCGTTCTGGAACATCCTCCTCACAAGACTCTGGAGCATCCTCCTGAGCTGAGCGGTGTCGATCTTATTGCTCCTGAACGTAGCCACGGGTCTGAGGTCGTCCGGGTCGGAGATTGTGACTGCTGTGTCATCCTTCGAGAGGCCGGAAGCGACGTCAACAGAGATGATCCACCTCCTATTGGGATCCAGGTCCTCCTTGTATGTCTCGAACCTGTGCAGGCCGGGGAGGATGAAGCTCCCGATGGGGTCAACCTTGCCGGCCATCACGCCCTCCAGGTCCTCCTCCAGGAACGGGGAAGTGTCACCAGCGTAGGCCCACTCCAGGTCCAGCTCGCGCTTGATCTTGTAGCGGTCGTTGTTGAGCTCCCTGCACTGGTCCTCGTACCACGCATCGTCCCTACCGAGATTCCTCCAGGTGAATTCTATGTAGATGAAGTTGTTCTCTGAACAGGTCCTCATGTACTGTTCGATCTTAGCGTCCGTCCAGCTATACATCTTCTCGTCGAATGTCGCGGCGTTCCTAATCAGATCCTTACAAAAGAAGGACTCCGGTAAATCGAGATCGTTCATTTTTCTTCGCCCTGTCTCGCTGGGACAGGACCGCTGTCTGCTGGCAGCTGCTGCATGTTACCATGCAGATGAGACTATATCTTCACCCTCGGTTTCCCGGTAGGGTGCTCCCCATTTCCGCCGCCAATCGCTTGCGGCGTACGAGCTTGCGCTCTAGTCGTTGAACCTTCTCCTGTACGGAGCTTGGCTGCTGATTGCCCTCTGTGAGGGTCTCCCAGCAATTAGAGGAGAGTTGCCTCCATCGTTACTGATGGAGCGCCCATGAAATTTAGGCGTTGTGGTGATGCATTTGCAGGCAGGGCGGTTAGCGTTGAGGGCCTCCTCCCTCGCCCGGGAGTACGCTGGGCTTGCCGCCGCGTGGATAATCGAGTTGTGCTTGAGAAATGCGAACTCGTCCCCATTTGCCTTCGCCGGGGTTCGCTACTCCCCGACCGCCCCTTCGAGGGGGCTGCTCACAGTTGCCCATGAGATGAGACCATATCTTCACCCATGTGGGGTGTCTCCCATTTCGGACCGCTTGGCCCTACTCCCTCTCGGGATGGTCGTTGAACGTTAACCGATGGATTCTTCCAGGACTTCTTCCAGAACAGGAGGTTGTTTCCATCGGTTCTTCGCTGCTGATTGCCCGCGTGGGGTGTCCCAGCAATTAGAGAGAATTCTCGCACGTCGTTGCCGACGTGGAGGGCCTTACGTAGTTGACCAGATCCTTGGTACTGTCATACCGCGCTTGAATTTCCTTCGCTCCAACTCGCTGGGTCGGAGCCGTCCCTTTGGGACCGCTACACGTCGCCGTGCAGATGAGACTATATCATCATCCCTCTCTCGGGATGCCCCCTGCTTCCGCTGCCAATCGCTTGCAGCGTACTCTACTTGCCACCCACTCATAGTACTCTTCTTCGTTGTAGATTTTCTCGTCTACAAAGAGAAGTAAGTGGCTTTCGATAGTCGTTGAACTTTCCTCTACAAATAGCTCGTGCAGTACAGTTTTTATATTGTGTGCAAAGAAGTGGTATTTGTAAAGACTTAGCTGCTGATTTTCTCCTTTAAAGAGAGGTTCCAGCAATTCAAGGGGTTTTTAGCGGGCCACGGTGTTAACCCGCTCGATCCGCCGCCGAGGTCTCCTTCGGGGAGCTCATGGACCTTATGGTGTTATTGCTCTTCGCGCTCCTCTTAGACTCAATATTGTCAGTGTCATTCCGCTTGCTGAGGATGCCTCTGAAGTCCTTGTCGCCCCAGCCATACCTCAGCCACTCTGGAAGGGAGTCGGTGATGTCCTTGAACCTCTTGAGGTTGAGGTTCGAGTCGGCGAGCTCCTTGTTCCCGTAGATCATGTTCGTGTTGGTCGTCCCGAAGTGATACAGCCATACATCGTCACAGATGACCCCGATGGTCTTTCCGGACTGGCGGGGGAGGACGCTGATGAAGTTCAGGTTCTTGCTCATGCACCAGGACTGCGCGAGGTTCCCGGGGTTGAGCTCATACTTGGAGAGGCCTCCCGGTCTCTGGATGCGTACGATCTCTCGTAGGAAATACCACTTGTTATGAGTACACTCTGTGTAGATCCACCTTTTCTCATCAACAGTGAGCCTCGGGCTGTGAGGGTCGACGTGCTTGAGCCTCACATCGGAGAGCCCCATGAACCTGAAGGTCGTCACCCCGGCCGCCTCCAGCCGGTGGTACTCCCTGAGGAAGGATGGGTTTTTTGTCTCCTGGTGGACGAAGTACTTTCTCTTCCCCCCTTCCGGAGAGGGGGAAGGTCCCGGGGAGCTCACGGCAATTATTTCCTTCGTCTTCCTTCCCGCTGGTCCCGGAGCCGGCTTCTTCTTTTTCTTCTTCCCGCCGCCCGGCGGCCACGCACTCACCTTCTCCGGGATGCGCTTGGGTACCTTGATCAGCATGCCAATCCTCCTTCCCTGGGGCTACGCCCCGAGCTTCTCCTCGAGCTTCTCCTCGAGCTTCCTAATCTGAGACTGCAACATCTCCCTCTCGAAATCGCTGTCGGTCTGCCTCGCCTCTTCTCTCAGGACTTCGAGGATGTGGTGCCTCCTGAGGCTGAGCTGCTTCATCCCGTCGATGAACCAGGCCGAGACCCTGGCGATGAACCCGTCATCGGCTGCCGGGGTAGTCTGGGAGGGGCGCCCCCTTCCCATCACCGAGATCTTATGGAGAGCACTCTCCATGTCGAGGCCATAACCATACCTAGCGGCCAGGCTATCGGCGTCCTCCTCAACCCTGGCCCGCATAACATCGTGGGAAGCCGACCCATACGAGAACAGGAGGAAGATGACGACGAGCGACGCCAGCCACGGCATGAGGCTCGCGCTGAGGATCGCCGCCCCGGTGGCGACGATATTGCTATTGTAATACCTCCCCGCATGCCTCTGGGCCTCCGGAGAGTACACCTTATGCCCTACCTCGTGGAGCAAGATAGAGACCATCTCCCTCGGCGTCATATCGACCTGCTCCTTGTCGAGCAGCTTGGAGTCGATCTCGATGACAATGCTTCTGCATGCGACGAAGGAGACCTTTCCTCCGGATTTCACGATTTGTAGGGCTATATTCTCCAGCTCCTCCTTCGAGGGGAAGATCCTCATCCCGAAGAGGTAGCTGCGGCTGTACGTCTCCAGGACGCTCACCTTGGCCTCCATGTTGAACTCGTCTTTGAGGAAGGAGGAGATGTCCTCGAGCGCCTTCCTCTCATCCCTTCCATCCAAGAGGGCGGCGAACGCCCGTTCGGCCCTCTGTGGGGCCTCAAGTTTGTACATCTCCTCGCTGAGTACCTGTTTTGTGTCCACTGCTCTCTCCCTTCTATCTGAATGTTCGGGGGCAGCATAGGCCCCCATCCCTTTTTGGGGATGGGGGCGTGCCTTTCGCTGGTGTTTACTCTTCCTTTACGGGGCTGGGTTGACGTTGACCGTCGTTGACCAGCTGCGGTCGAGGGAGTTGAGCATTGAGGTATCGTTGTGGAGGATCGTGATCTCTGCTTGGATCGGCGTGAGCTCCTCGATCGCCTGCCGCTTCGTCATCATGATGGACGGGACGTACGGGCGGTTCGGGTCGATGTACCCCTTCTCCACGTTGAACGTGTAGGGGTAGTATTTGTACGTCATCTGCTTCTGGGTGCCCGGGATGAAGATCATCCTGATGACGCCCTGTGGGACGTTGATCGAGCTGACGAGCTGGTAGCGCTGGCTGCCCGAGTACGCTCCGACGTTGTAGTCGACCTCGACTCCGTTGCGCTCCTCGGAGACCGAGCTAAACGACCAGTCCACGTTGGTGATCAGGTTCATGTCCAGCGGGTTGCCGATAAGGTTGTAGGTGCCGTTGGTGAAGCAGGAGTCGATCTTCATCTTGATCGCGATGTAGTCAAAGATCGTCTTGAGCTCCTCCCTCCAGTCCTTCGGGGTGCCGGCGAAGGCGGCTGACGGGCGGGAATCGAAGGACGCCGCGTATGGCACGGAGGTAAAGGAGTTCTGGTTGCGCACATAGCTGTCGATCAGGAAGTTCAGAATCTCCAGGTCGAGCTTCTGGGCCACGGTCGAGGACATCAGGTCGACCACCTCGAGGGCGCCATCGATCTGGTACATCGCCATGGTGTCCTGGAGCCACTCGATCGAGAGCGGCGCGTTGATGTGGGTCCCGGTGCCGATCGTCACATCCTTCGTCAGGATATCGAAGGTCACGGAGACGGCTTGTTTGTTAGTCTCGCTCGATACCCAGCCTTTGAGCTGCACGGCCGTCACCTTGCCGCTGAAGCTCAGGCAGACGAAGACTCCGGTGGAGCGGTCGAGTGTGAAGAAGATTGTGTCTGTGGCTCCATCACTCGCTGTCACGACTCCCGTCGCGTTCCCGCGCACGTCCAGCGGGAAGTGGGTCATAATGTACTCGCTGACGGCGCTATTATTCGTGATGTGCACGTACTCCACGTAGAACACGGGGTCGATCGAGTCACCGGTGGTGACGCTGTAGGCGCCGAGTGGCTGGCCGGCCGGGGCGGTACTGAGAGCGATCGCCGGGCCTATCCCGGCTCCGGTGGCGTCGACAGTAGCCTGGGCAGTCATGGTGAGCAAGTTGACGTTGGCTGGCAGGCTGATCGGGGCTTTCTGCAGTGGAGTCTTTTCGGCATTGGTATTGTTGGCGTCGCGCAGCCCACTGGGGAGCATTACCTTGGTGCCGTCCGGGTTGATTAGGTAGGGCTGCATATAACTGATGACGAACTTCGGGGCTTTGACGGCCTCAGTCGGGATGGAGTTCTTCAGGGCGACCTTCGGCCACATCTTGCGGATGGTGGGCATCGAGAGAGACGCGTAGGGCTGGATGCCGGAGATGCTGGACTCGCCGAGGATCTGCATGCGAGCATTCTCGAGGAGCTGGGTCATCTGCTCAGCTTCGTCAGCCGACATGTCCGCGCAGAGCTTCGACACGTATGTGTCGAACAGCCCCTGCTCGGTCAGGATCTCATCGAATCCCTGGCCGATAATGTGGAACCGGTTCTGTGCGAAGTATTCCGCGGTCTCGTTCATGATCTGCGAGAACCCGTCCTTCTTCGTGGATAGGTGCTTCGCTCTGTATTCGACAGACATTTTTTGTTCCTCCTAGGGTGATTCCCTCGCGTTTGGGCAGCCAGCGTTCCTGATATGATCTGATTGGATGTCATCGGCCCCGCAAACCGTCGGGTCGTTATTTAATTGTTGGTTCTCCGGACAGCGAGGCCAGCAGATTGGCGACTGTCACCGTGCTTGTTCTGAAACAGATGTAGATGCTCAATAGCTTCTCATACGGAAGCGAGTCGAAATGGACCTTCATGACGATCCCCACGTCTTCCAGACATCCGTCCACTGTCTTGCACATGGAGTCGTAAAGCGCCGCCTCCCTTGGGGTGAACCCGGTCACGTCGAGTCCCTCGAGGGTGTCTTGGAGCTGCTGACAGGAGGCGGTCAGGCCCTCGTACTGTCGGTAAAGCTTCCACTTCTTCCTGGCTTCGTACGTCTCCTCCTGCGCCTTAGTCGGGTCTTCCTCTGGTTCCTCCGCTCCAGAGTCATCCCCTTCTCCGACGTCTTCCTGGGAGTCGTCGCTCCCCTCCTCTCCTTCAGAGTCGTCATTCCCCTCCTCTCCTTCGGAGTCGTCCTGGGTCTCATCTTCCTCGGCATTATCCTCAGTCTGTCCGACCTTCTCCGGGTCCACGGTCTCCTCTGGGGGGCTGTACTTCATGATATCGGACAGATTCCTGACGCGGTTCTTCTTCTTCCGGTTGTCATCCGCCTTCACCCCGGCATCCTTCTCGGTCGAATCGTCGGTGGAGAAGTCAGCCTCGGGAACCGCGTCAGGAACTGCCTCGGCCAACAGGAACACAGCCTGGAGACTCTCGTTAGCTGGCTTCTTGAGCACGTTCTCCTCGGCCACGGGGAGGGATCTCAGCTGTGCCACGGCTCGGCTGAGCTCCGCCCTGAGCTTCATAAGCTTGTACTTTTCCTCGTTGTTTCCACTGCTAGCAGCGTCCTTTATCTTCTCCTCGGTGACCTCGAGCTCCGCGGTCATCTTGTGGAGGACCTCTTCCTTCTGCTGAAGGGTCACTTTTTCCTTCAGGACGTGGTCCACCCACCACGCGACGAGCCCGAGGACGGGGTTGATGGCGTAGAAACCCGCTATGAGGGCGTACCTCTTGATGATCTGCGATAGGTCCCCGACGTTGTTGACCAGTTTCCCCTCGTCCTTCCTGTAGAAGTCATGGATTGCATTGCGCAGGCCCTCGGCGTGCTTCGCCGGGTCCAGTTTCGCCGCCACTTCCTTGCCCTTGGCAAGCGCGGCCTTCCCTTTCTCTCCGGCGGTCCTGGCGACGTCTGCGACCCCTTCACTGAGGAACAAGGCCCCCATGGACACTGCCCTCCCTCTCTCCGTAGTCATGACGCCCACCTCCTTCCCCTCCCGGCTCGGGAGGTCCTCATGGGTTTGTTCAGCGGGCTGGGCTGGGGAAGCCCAGCCCCTCTTCCTGTCCTGGAACATTACTATATTAACGATAGAGGAGGTTCGGAGATGCTCCAAGATAGGTTCATGCTCCCGTCGCACCCGTCAGCGCTCTGCGAGTCGGACCTGGACGCAGCCCAGAGGGAGAGGATCCCAGAGGAGGAGTTCGGCCTCCCGGAGGAAAAGAAGTACCCCCTCCACGACGCCGCCCACGTCCGCTCCGCTATTGCCTACTTCAGGCACTGTCCAGAGGGAAAAAAGAAGAAGCTCGCCCAGAGGATCATGGCCGCGGCGAGGAAGCACGGGGTAGAGGTCTCCCCGGACAGCGAGGTAGCGAAGGCCGCGGCTTGACAACCTCCCCGCCGGAGAGATTGGCCAAGTAGGCGAGCGCCCGCTTGGCGCTGTCGAACGGCGCGAAAATAATATCATATAGGAGCCCGTGAAGGGGAAGAAAACATGAACGCAATCATAATTAGGGATCCCAGAAGGGAGGAGATGTGAACACATTAACTTTGGAGAGGGACCCGCGGCAGCGGGGTTACCTCATCGCCGAGGCTGCCGTCGTGACGGAGAGCCCGCGGGTCGTTGCCAAGAGTGCCGACACGATATCCATACTCGCCGTCCTGCAGGAGGCCGATGCTCCCAACAGGAACAGGCGGCTGTACGAGATGCCCACCCTCACGGAAGCCATAGCGTCTCCCTATATCCGGGAGAGGGTGAGGACAAAGACTTTTTACGGCGAGGCCGGCCATCCACTTAAGCCTGACATGGAACGGCAGCTATACATCGATCACCTGAGGATCTCCCACATCGTCCTCGACCCGAGATTCGAGGGGAAGCTCCTGAAGTCGGTCGTCGAGAGCGCTAACACAGTGGTCGGCAGGGACTTCAAGGGCCTGATAGAGCAGGGCTCAGATGTTGCTTTTAGTATGCGCGGCATCGGTTAATAAGAAGTCGAAGGGACTCGCGTAGGAACAATCCCTTGCATCGTGAATATAGCGATGAGAGGGATTGTTTCATGGGAAAAACAACGAGAAAGCCACAAATCACGCACAGACAGTTTGTTGAGATAATTCAAAATGAGACGCACGGAGAGTACGAAGTTCTATCAGAGTACCGTAATACCAGAACCCCCGTCAAAATATTACACAAAACATGTGGTCGTATGTGGGATTGCAACACACGGGAGTTCAGAAAAGGTACGAGATGTCCTTACTGCTCAGGTTTACGTCTAAAGACGCACGAGGAGTTTCTGACTGAAGTCAAGGAGTTAGCGGGAGACGAATACATCGTTCTTTCAAACTACGTCAACGGGCACACTAAAATGACATTCAGACACAACTCCAAGAACTGTCAGTACCATACGTTCGAAAAGACGCCCAACAAGTTTCTTCATCGATCTCACATTTGTCCGGTCTGTTTGAGACGAAAGAAGGAATCCAAGCTGTCGAAGATGGTTGAGCTTATTCTCAAATCCATCGGAGTCAGGTATGAGCGGGAGGTCTCGTTTGAAGGGTGCAAGCTAAAGATGCATTTGTCCTTCGACTTCTACGTTGAAGATCCGGAGACTCTCATAGAGTGCGACGGGATGCAGCACGAGCGAGCGTGGTACGGAAGCGAAGAAAAACTCACCAAACAGCAAGAGCGGGACAGGATTAAGGACGTTTTTGCCAAGAAGTCAAACGTTCCCCTGATTCGTATTAAGCACAGCCAGAAACGTGAAGAAGTGGAAAAAATCCTACGCGAGGCCCTCGTGGGCCGATGTTAAACCCCTTTAATTGCTGGAACCTCTCTCGAGTGGGAGACGATCAGCAGCCAAGCCCTTAATACAAAAGGGAAGGTTCAACGACTAGCCGAAAGGCGTAGGGTGCAAGCGATTGGCATCCGAAACGGGGGGCACCCGGGAAACCGGGTGAAGATATAGTCTCATCTGCACGGCGACGTGCAGCAGTCCAATATGGACGGTCGCGGCCCAGCGAACCGCGATGAAGAAGAGTGCCACTCACAGAAAAACGCGGAGAACTCACGATCGTCAAGCGTCCTTTGTCTATCTTTGCATTTGACTGGGTCATCCACCCGTCTCACGAGAAGGCCTACATGGAGAGCATCATCAGCGAGCAGACTATGGGAATGCTCCTGGGTGCGGCCGAGGAGTTCCGGGGAGCGCCCGAGCCCACAGTGCTCAGGGAGGCCGAGGAGCTCTTCTGTGACGGCAGGCTGCTCCCTTTGTATGAAGACCAGGTCCGCGACTACGTCGAGGGGGCCAGCAGGCTCCTCCGGCAGGCGCGGGAGCAGCTCGAGTTCGGACCGGAGAGCCGGGCCGAACTCTCTGAGGATATGCGGACCGTGATGGTCCGTTGTGGGGGGGAGGCGGTTCGCCTCTTCCTCGAGGACTACGTCTGCGAGGCGGTCGACGACTTCCTCGGCGGGCTCGGGAGGTAGACATGAAGAACGACGAAAACACCACCCTCGCGGCGAAAGCACTCGGGGAGCGCAGGCTCCGGTATGAGCGCGCCAACCCCGGGTATCACGTCATGACCATGGAGTCGGCTAGACCCGACTCCCTCCTGGCGCTCGCCGAGCTGTTGGAGGCCGAGTCCGACAGACTGGCCGAAGTTGGCGGTGGGGCAGCTCTCGAGGCCGCCGGGCTGGCTGGTGGGACTGCCCCCGTTGTCCTCCTCTACGGGGGCTCGAGTGCGGAGCCGGAATCGTTTGGAGCCGTCCTCGAATCGGACACCCCCGGAGGCGGGGTAGCCCTCGCCACCCTGGACCCGAGGTCGGCAGGACCGGTTGGGATCGTCGGAGACCCAAAGGCCTACGCCTCCGCCCAGTGGGCCGGTGGGCTCTCGCCCTCCCCGTTGGAGGACTTTTCCAAGAACTTCCTGGGGATCTTCCCATCCAGGAAGTCTAGGCAGCCCAGCGGACCACCCTTCCAGTATGTGGCCTCCCTCTGCACCAATTCTTTAAGGACGAACAGGCCGGCTATTGAGAGGGCCAACCCCGGGTACAGGATCCTCGGGGACCACAACCTCTCCCAGCTGCTCTCTGGCGGTCTCATGCTCTACATGACAGACTTCAATAAGGCCTCCAAAGGGGTGCACATGCGTGTGTTCACCCTCTACCATGTCTTTCCGAAATACCCGAATGAAAGCGCATTGCTCGTTGTGTTCTGCAGAGACGAAGACGAGGCTGCGGTGGGTGTGGACTGTTTGATCTGCAGTGTGACTGACCCCGGGACCATCAGCTTCGTCCCGCTCTTCAGGGCGTACGAACCAGACTACCCGGTGAAGTGCGCATGGAAGGCGAACTTGAGCATTTCCTTCAAATACAGGACCCCGGCTATGTCTGAAGATGTGGCGGCTTCCACCACCGACCCATGCGACGGCCGGGACGTCTGTGAAGGCGGGCCAAGGGCTCACGACGAGGAGTCCGGGCGCAGGCAGTACGAGATGCACCTCATCCGGGCGAGGGGTGATAAGGCCATCAAGAAGGCCAAGAGGCGTGTCGCCGAGGAGACCGGGGCAAAACTGACTGAGGGCTTCTCGGCAGTGTCCGAGGACGGGGCCGCGGGAGCGGCAGGTGGGGCTGCCGCGGGAGCGGCGGGCGGAGCCGCAGGGCTTGGCGGAGCCGGGGGCACACCCTCGGGGCCGGCACAGGGGACCCTCGCCCTTGGCGCTTCCTACAGCACTCCGTCGGGGCAGCACTCTCCGGGGACGAGCGACTACGTCGTCACGAATCCGCACGGCCTTGGGCCAAACAGGTTCCTGGATGGAAAGATGGACAAGGTGGCCGATGGGATGGTGTCCCGGGGCCGAAATCAGAAGGGAGAGCGGCCAATGGAAGCCGACGAGGTAATCACAGCTCTGTTCGGAGAGGCCGTCCCGCACGCAGCAGTGGTGGTGGATGGCATGAGCCGTCAGAGGCTCAGGTTCGGGGACGAACAGGAGGATTATGGGGACGAGTGTCACGACTGTGGGTGCAAGAAGGGCGAGCTCCATGGTCCGGGATGCGACGTCGAGCGTTGCCCGGTCTGTGGGAGACAGGCGATCACGTGCCCGTGTGACTGCGGGGCGGGACTCAGCGAGGCGGGGGCCGGGGGCCACGGGGCCGCCTCCGCGAACGCGGCGAAACACACGATGGATATCAGCGCTGATGCTACGTCTTCCAGCAATCTTACAGCCCTCACAGCCGGGGACATGTCCCCCGAAGACGAGGAGGAGCTTGAGAAAGACCTGGACAGCAACAGGGAGAACGAGTCCATCGAGAGTAACTCCCTC